CGGGGTTGGACAATCACGAGCTCCACGCTGTCAAAATCCAACCCGTAATAGGCGCCCAGTGCGTAGTATTTGAGCTGCGGATTATCTTCGACTTCAACCACTTTGCCCGCGCCGTATTTGAAATCATACACTCGCACAAGGCCGAAAGCTTCTTCCAGGCAAGCGTCGTTTGTTCCGAACATGCCGGGGAACAATTCATCGAGATTGAACTTTTTCTCAATCGACAGGGTGGCAGTCGGATTTTCCGCCATGTCTGCCCGGATCGCATCGAGGTAGATCTGTACTGCCTCGCACATTTCCTCCGTGATTTCAAAAGAACCCTCCCCCGTTTCCCCGAGGGAGATCTGATAAGAGTTTTTCAGGGGGACCAGATAGTTTCCGAGAAATTCGCGGGCGTCGTGTTTATGCCTCAAGCAAAGCTCTGCCAGGTAATGAGCGGCGGAGCCCTCTTCGGCATAAACACTTGAGGTTTGCGGTATGCCCTGAGAAAGCCGAATAGAGCCCGGGCACTGCATCCAGCGATGAGCGCCGGAAGCGCCGAGGGTTGAATGATCAGCCATTGATCGCCCTTTCTGCATCCCGGTAGATGGCTGCGTACTTGGCGGGGTCGATGTCCAGGACCTTCAGCCGGCCGTCACCGTGTTTCTGAAGGATGCCTAAGGCGCGGTCCCTGTTGCCGTTATCCTTGGCAACCAGCTTTTTCAGGATGTCGTTAAGGTCCGGGGCGGTGTAGACTTTTTCCGGTTCTTTCTTCTCTTCCAGTTCGGGAGTTTGCGTTTCCCGTACGGCCGCCGCTTTTTCCGCTTCGATTTCCGCCTTGGTTCTCCGAGTGCGAGTCTTCGCCTCTCCGTTCGTCGGGGCTTCCGGGGCCAGGGCGGGGTAACTCATTTTCGCCATGAGATCGGCCTGGATTGCGGATGCCTTTGCCAGTGTTTCGACTGCTGATACAAATCTTTCGAGCATTTCAACCATTGTGTGATTCCCTTCTTAGTGTTTGGTTACCCGTTTCGATTCACCTGTTGTTAAATTGAACTGATACACCGCGCCACAAATAGCGCATTGAACTTCGATAAACCCGTTTCTGAGCCAGCCCGCCAGAACGAGGAAAGCGGCCCGGACTTGAAAGTCTTTTACTTTGCATTGGTGGTTATCCATTCGCTCTCCCGTCCAATACTTTTGAAATATCCATTTGTTTTCGTGCCGCCGCGCCGAGTATCCGGGCATCTAAAGATCCCTCAACTACAGGGATATGCACCAATACCCGGCGCGTTTGCCCTATCCTGTGCAACCGGTCGACTGCCTGATCATTTTCCCCCGGAACCCATGACGCTTCAGCCAGTACGACGTCAGCGGCAGCCGTCCAGGTGTTACCGACACCGCCGGCAACCAGGTTTGCGATCAAGACTCTGGTGCTTGCGTAATTCTGAAATTCGTCAGTGTTTGCCTGTTTTTGTTTTGCCGAAGTGGCCCCGGTAATGGTTAAGACCCCATAGTCTTTGAGCCCTTGCGCCAGGATTTCGATAACTGCTTTGTGGTGGGCAAAAATTACGACCTTCTGGACTCCATCCTCGAGAAGATCTTCCACGTACTTTCCGACAAGCGGGGCCTTGGCAACACCCATTTCATGGCGGATCTCCGGCAGCGCCGAACTTACGGGGGCACCGTGTTTGATTATCTCGGCCGTAGAAAATTGCTGCTCGCGCTTCAGGATTGTTGCGAATCCGCCATTTTTCGGGAACACGATCATTTTGTATTGCTTCTCGGGAAGATCCTGCAGGACGTCTGATTTAAGGCGTCTGACCATCATGCCGGCGCGGAGTCGGGAGTAGAGTTCGGCTTCGTGTTGGATGCCGACTACCTGCTCCCCGTACTGCGTGTAATTCATGACTGCGTAGTGTCGGAGGAACGCCTTGTAATTCATGTTGTCAATGCAGTTCGGATAGAGCTTCCGGATAATCGAATAGATTTCGTTTACGCGATTCGGGACAGGCGTGCCTGTAAGGACCATTCGACGCGGCGCGAGGTCAAGAATTCCGGGCGCCCCTCGAAATCCGAGGACGAGCTTGGTTCGCAGCGCTGTAGGATTTTTGAGATAGTGTCCCTCGTCGGATATACAAAGGTCGAAATCGTTTTTCTGGAAAGCTGACAACCGTGAAGCAAGATCGTAACTTGTAATAATGGTTCGGCCTCTTGGAAGTGCTGATTTCCCGTTTAGGCAAACCTCGATTCCGGGGTTATGCAGGTGCCATTTTTCGATTTCACGCGCCCAGTTCAACCGCAACCCCGCGGGGCAGATTACCAAAAGGCGCTTCAGCCCTAAATAGTTGGCTGCACCAATTGCCTGTATGGTCTTCCCTAAGCCGGGCTCGTCGCCGATTAACACGTTGAAGCGCCTTGACGCATACGCAATCCCGGCTTTCTGAAAAGGCATATACTCGACATCTTCCGGCGCCGGGATCTGCAGGATTGAGTCTGTTGCCCGGGATTCAGCTATTGAATCCAGATAGGGCTTTAAAATCAGCCGGGCCTGCCCGTCTGCGTATTCAGCAAACTGTATTGCCCTGAATACACTGGGGGTATAAAAAAAGCCCCGGGAGTCCCACTGAAAGCCCACGCGTTTAGCCGAATGCCGAATGCCGAAGCACGACATCAGGCCAAACAGGCGCGAACTGTGGGAGTATTTGAGGATCGGTATCATAGGAAAGATACCTCAAAGCATTCAAGGGGGAGCTGTGCAACTTTTCTACGAAGCTCTTTTAAATAGTTTTCTTCTAAACGGATCTTGCATTTAGTAGTGGCGATCTGAAAGGGGGTGAACTCGAATCCCTTCATGTACTCTGCGTATTCATCAGGGGCTTCAGAACAATTCGCGCAAGCTCGAAGTCTAATCATACCAAACCGGGAGCAACTGTTTTTTCTAACGCAAGGCTTCACCTTGAAGAATTTTCTTTTTGCCCCCTTCGGCGCCCGGAGAATAAGGCTATCCAGGGTTTTCAGGGTGACGTTTTTCATGAGGAGTGCAAAGGCGTCTGTCTTCATAGCTACAGAAACTCGTATCTATCAAGTTCAAGTTTCAGATCTTCGATTTTGCTCTGAAGCCGATCGATTATAGAGTCCCGGTCATCTGCTGCAACCTGCAGGCTGTTTGCCGCGTCGTCCTTTTCTCCGATCAGATTTTCAAGCCCTTGATTTTTATCCTCGAGTTTTTCGCGGATAAGCTGTTCTTCCCGAAGTTCTTCCTCAAGCTCATCTATCCTGACCGTACCTGCCGTGCATTCACAGGGTTCGACCGCTATCGTGTCAGGATAGTCGAAACTGAATTCGACGGGTGTTTGGCATTTTTTACACCGGATCCTGATTTCCATTATTCGCACTCCCTTGCAAACCAGGATTCATTGCAATCGACACACAGAGGCGCATAAGTGCCGTCGGCTTTGATACAGGGGACGATCTGATCTTCCGGGAATTCTTTTTTACAGATGAGGCAGGTTTCCATGATCAATCCATCCTTTCTACAGACCAATAGGTTTGGTCAAAGAAACCCGCTTTCTTTCTTACATCTTTCACGAGCTTCAGCCCGGACGCCTTGCAATGCTTTTTAAGCGCCTTTAGTTCTGTGGCGACGATCCGAATCCAGTATTCGGTACCTTGGATTTCAACTAAATGGATTTGTCTCATGGTGGGTGCCCTTTCGTCTGCGTTTGCGTTTTCGTTGTTTGGGCTTACGGAATGCAGATTACACGGGCTTGTATCCAACTGTCAACAAAAATCGTATCCAAGTGAATACGGAAGGTGAAAAAATTTTTCCGAAGGGATTTGCCTACAGGAGTATATTGAAACGACTACGGTTTTTGTTCCTCTTCGTTCATATCCTGCCGCATTTCTGCGAGGAAATTCTGGAGGCGGCGATAGTATTTGCCCCTCCCCAGGATCGCCCGGGCCAAGGTATTGTATTCGTCTTTGTGCTCCGTCACATAGGCTAAAAATATGGCGGCTTCCTCCGGTGACAGCTCTCGAAGAATCTCAGGCACGTCCACCCCCAATGCTCGCAGCCGTTTAATTAGAATCAAATCGGAAGGGGGTACTTTACCTCGGGTGCCCTGCACCACTTTATGAATTTCGCTATGACTGATTTTGTAATCGGGATCTTTAGCGCTCTCCGCGAAAGCCGTCATTCGATCCTCGATCCCCCGCAGACTATACCCCTCTTCCAATAATGTTCTAACACGAGTAATAAGTATTGTCTGCAATTTTTTAGCCAAGCTTACTCCTACTGTAGTAGTAGGAGTTATCTCTTTGCCGTCAGGAAATCGAACTACCTTCTTTTTACTCTTCTTATTTTCTTCGACCATACCCATAGCCTTCCTATGTTTGTTTTCCATACAATACGGGCTACGGCCAGGTGGATACAAGTTAATCAAGTTGACACCTGGATACAATTTGCCTTGACAACTGTATTCACTTGGATACATAGTGGAACCTCTCACAGTTAAAAGGGGGTCTATAAATGGCGCAAAATACAGCATTACTTGAGCTTTTAGGGGCAATTCCCCCGAGGGTGCTCAAGGAACATTTCGGCCGGGCGGCGCTTTCCAAATGGCGCCGGGGGGACCGTTTCCCGGATGTCAAATCGGCAAAAACGATTTGCCGGATAGCTGGAATCACACTGGATGAATTTTACAAACGTACAGGGAGATAAGCAGCATGGCGCGAAATGGAGACGGGGATAAGAGCGTTCAGAATCCAATTTCAATGCCCGATTCCTATTGGTGTCTTTTGGACTACCTGATTGACCAGGACGAAGACACCAACATGGACCGCTCAAAGATGTTTCGAAAGATGTTTGAAGCATATCTGCATTCCTACCTGATTGAAAACGATCCCAAAAACAAAAAGTGCAAGGCATTTTTTACGGAAGCATACAAGCGGCTCTGCACCGAGTGAAGGGGTGCGTTTATTAAATACAGGTAAACGCAATTTATTCTAAAAGTTGAGTAGATCCGATGAATTACTACAACGAATTCGATCCAGGTGCTTCGGCATGGCTTAGTGAGCTCGTTACAGCCGGACTGATTCCTAAATGGATCGAGGCTGGAGGATCAGGCTGCAATGGCGGGGTGGAATACCCCAGTGGTGAACGATGCAGAGAAAAGAGGGAATCCAAAAGTCGGGGCCGGGTTAGCGGGAGTTTCTGGTCTAACTCCTCCCCCATCCTCTGCCGAGACGGGAAAACCCGCCGCATCCCCAATGAGATTGAACCCGGCATTTTCGGGATGGCTGATGGGATATCCGCCGATCTGGACGATTGTTGGCCACAGGGCGCTATCTCGTCTTTCCCTCTCGCGCCATCGGGGGCGTGGAAAGGGTCGCGTGTAGGACTCCTAAGAGGTTACGGAAACGCCATAGTACCCGAATTGGCTGCGGTCTTCATAAGGTCATTTATGGAGGTAATCAATGAATCGAGCTGTATGTGAACCAATTCAGATGCCGACCCCTGACCAGCCGTTCAGTGCTGATCAATGTCTTTGGGCCGGTGTTTTGATCGGGGCTGTGCAGGACGCCCTCAGAAAACCGCGCAGAATCGACCCCGATATGGCTATCAGCGCTCTTAGCAGCAACCGCGCAGCCAATAACGAAATTACCACTGCAAGATCATGGATACGTTCCGACCGGACTGGAACAGGCACTTTTCTGTACTGCTGTGATGTCTGTAATATCCAGCCTGACGCAATGCGTGAGCGAATTGAAAAGCTTATCTCGGAGGGGGAGAATGGCGGCAAAAGGAAGATTCGTATTTCCGATCAAACGAAATCAAAAAAAGCCCCCACTAATCAAAGACTGGGAAAACAAAGCCTCGGATAATCCCGAACAGATAGAGACCTGGGAAGAACAGTTTCCGGGGTGTAACTGGGGCTTGGCCTGTGGTCCTTCAGGATTGGCAGTAATCGACCTGGACCCGCGGCACGGTTCGGACAAATCTGTTCAGGATCTCGAGGACCAGTTTTATATCTTCCCCCCTACCCGTTCACAGCGGACCCCGTCGGGCGGCCGGCACCTTTTATACAGGGGTACTATAAAATCTACCGCTAATATTCTGGGCCCAGGAATCGATACCAAGTCTGCCGGGGGTTATGTTCTACTCTCGGGGTCTAAAACCGCTGACGGCGAATATGAGTGGGAAAACGAGCTTCCCCTTGCAGATCTCCCGGCTTGGGTAGCTGAAAAGATCGGTGAGCCCAAAGAGAAACCCCCCACTCCCCCGCCGACCTGTGATCTCGATGACCCTCAAGCGATCTCCCGGGCGGTAAGTTTCCTTTTAAAAGAAGCCTCGATCGATGAAACGGGCTATCAAGTGGCCTGCCAGGTGCGAGACCTCGGGATTTCAGAGGATATGTGTTTCCTTTTGATGTGGGAGCACTACGCTGATCGATGCGAAGAGCCTTGGGACCCAGATATATTAAAGCAAAAAGTCACCAATGCTTACCACTACGCGCAAGGTCAGTGCGGAGCTTTGGCCCCGCAAGAGATTCTTTCTTTACTCCCTGACTGTGCCCCTGCCCCGGTTGTCAAGATTCCTGTTCGGCGGATGTCGGATCTCGATTTCAATAATATCCCCCGCCGGCAGTGGCTACTCGGGCGCCGATATCTAAAAGGTTTCATCACTCTCACCATTGCGCCCGGCGGTCAGGGTAAATCTACCCTCACAATGGCGGAAGCGGCCGCAATCGCTTCCGGAAAATCCATTACCGGGGATACAGTTTATCACCAGGGTAAAGTTTGGATCTACAACACGGAAGACCCGCAGGAGGAACTTGACCGGCGCATTGCCGCTCTTGCTCTCGAATACTCCCTTACCCCCGAGGATCTTTCAAACATCCTCACGACTTCAGGCATTGATCGCCCCCTGATCCTGGCCAAAGACTCCAAGAACGGCCCCCAGATCAACAAAGTGGCATTAACCGAGGTAGTGAATACGATCAAAGCCGAAAACGTGCTCCTGTTCATTGTGGATCCCTTTGTGCGGTGTCATCGGTGCAATGAAAACGATAACTCAGCAATCGATAAGGTGGCTCTCACCCTGTCTCGGATCGCCTCACAAACTGGTTGTGCAATCGGGGCAGTCCACCATTCAAAAAAGGGTTCGGCCAATTCACCAGGCAACATGGACACGGCCAGGGGGGCCTCGTCGCTGGTTTCAGCGGCCCGGATCGCTCATACTCTGGTTGGAATGCAGAAAGCGGAGGCTGATGCCCTCAAAATCACAGAGAACCGATCGAAGTGGTTTGTCCGGCTCGATGATGCCAAGGCAAACCTTTCCCCGCCCGGGGATGGGACCAGGTGGTTTGAGAGGATATCGGTAGCACTCTCGAACGGGGATGCGGTGGGAGTCATGCGGCCGGCTCTTATCACCGCCGAACAACTACTCTCCGACGAGGACCAGGAGGTCATAGCCGAAGTATTCAGGCATTGGCTCAAGCCGATAACATGTTATGGCATGGCCCAGGAGCTTAAAAAGCATACTGAGAGCCAGAAAAGTAAATCTCTCAACACGATCAGAGAAAAAATCGAACGGCTTTTTAAGTGTGTCGAAAGAGAGAAAAACGGGCGGGTTTTGACAGCGGAATTGGGGACCGGAACGAGAACAAAAGCCTTCATAATTAGGTGCATCGATGAAACGCCAGAAACGCCGGTGAACGCCGAAGAGTTGTCGGCGTTAGGAGAATTTTAATTAAAAAGTAAACGCCGGAAACGCCGGTGAACGCCGATGGCGTTCCGGTGTTTAAACGCCGGAAACGCCGGAAATTGTTTCCGGCGTTTAGCTAATTGAATGATCTTAATAACTTACAGCTAAACGCCGGCGGTAATAATGATTCTCCGGCGTTTGGAAGTGGCTCTGGGCCTCAAAGGCTAAACGACATGAGAATGATTCGTAAATGGCGTTCAAAAAAAGTCAATAAAATCAGGTACCTCGAACGCCGGGAAACGCCGCTTTATATATAAAGCCCCGGCGTTTCCCGGCGTTTGGCCGCCGCCGAGCTTTAAAAGCTCGAAGCGAGGGAGTGAAAAGGAGGAAGATTAAAATGATTTTAGGTTTGGACATGGCGACAAAAACGGGGTGGTGTTTTTTGGAAAACGGAAAAGTTTTTGCCTCGGGCGTTCAGGATTTTTCGAAGCGCCGGGGTGAGTCAAACGGGATTATGTTTATGAGATTTCGGAAGTGGCTGGTGGAACTTCCGGCAATCTCCCCGACGGCGATAATCGTTATCGCGTATGAACGGGCGCACATGCGTGGTGGCGCGGCAACCGAAATAGCCTTGGGGCTTCAGACGCACGCGCAGGAGGTAGCGGCGGTGCAGGGGGTTGAATCAGTGGGCGTCCACACGGCTACTCTCAAAAAGTTTGCCTGTGGTGCCGGCCGTGCTGACAAGAGCCAGATGATAGCGGAAGCCTGGAAGATCTTGGGGCGCCCCCCGATTGACGATAACGAGGCCGACGCCGTGCATGTAGCACGGTGGGCGGAAAGTGAATTCGGAACAGGCATATCTAGCGGGGTGGAGGATTTTTTGTGATGACAATGGATCTGGGTGTCTTAGTGGCAATCGACTTTGGGATCCTCGCTTTGGTCGGGTTTCTTTTCCGGTTATCCCGATCGTGGTGGAGTTTGGTGCCTTTGTTTTTCTTTCTATTCCCTGGAGGGTAAATGAAATGCCTCGAGTGTTTATCCAGCAACCATTTTGATCATTGCCTGGCTTGTACCTGGCGAGAAAGGACTGAAATGGAAGAAGGCAGAAAAGACGATCAGCAGAAATTAAGATTTGACCTCGTACCTCCGGATGCTTTGACGGAACTGGTTCGGGTCTATACGTTCGGGGCCGGCAAATACGATGACCGGAACTGGGAACAGGGTATCAAGTATGGCCGGGTTTATGCCGCGGCTCAGAGGCATTTGAACGCTTGGCTGGGCGGTGAGGAAAAGGATTCGGAAAGCGGGATTCACCATTTGGCACATGCTGCATGGAACTGCATGTCACTTCTGGCTTATGAATTGCGTGGGATGAAAGATTTTGATGATCGCCCAGGGTTGAAAACTTCGTGCCCTCCCCACAGCTGGTTATGCAGGCCGGATGGATATCAGGAGTGTTTGCATTGCGGAAAGCTTTCGCGGGGATTTGCCCTTGGGGGTCTCGGAGAAAAATAAAATTTTTTCTTCAAAATGTATTCAGGTGAATACATTTCTGTTGATTTTTCAATTCCGGTGTGAGTGAATACACACTGACGCGATTCTCCTCCTTCTCCCGGTGCTCGGGCCGGCGGCCTCCTCCCCGCCGGCCCACTTTAAAAAGGGGCGTTATGTGACAGGTAACCCGATTTGGTTAGACATCGCACTCCAAGAGCAATCCCGCTCAGTCATTGAGATACCTGGACCTTCCCATAATTCCCGAATCCTCGAATACCACGCCTCGACATCGCTTAACGCAACGGATGACGAAACCCCCTGGTGCTCCGCGTTTGTCAATTTCTGCATTCAACGCGCTGGCATCAAGGGTACGAATTCAGCCAGGGCGAGATCCTGGATTAACTGGGGTCTGCCGCTAAAAACTCCGGTGCTCGGGTGCATCACAGTTTTGCAGCGGGGGACCGGACTGCAGGGCCACGTCGGGTTTTTCATGGCGAGGGAAGGCCAATTCGTGATTCTGCTCGGGGGAAATCAGTCAAATCAGGTTTGCGAAGCACGGTACCAGGCTGACCGAGTGCTGGCGTACCGATGGCCGAAACCGGGGGATTTCTCGTAATGACACCGCCTGAAACCTTCGCGGGCATAACGAAAGATACGTTTGAGCGAATGGAACCAGCTCAAAAGTTGGATGTACTCTTTGACCTGCTGGTTGACAGTTGTGGCAACTGCAAAGTTCGGATTGATCGCCTTGAAAAGCGTCGAGCTTGGGACTCAATGACTTCAGGCGCCTTCGGGTTTCTTGGGGGCTTTGTCGCTGTTCTATCACAAAAAATTAAATGAGAAGGGGGTAAATATGGGGTGGGCTCAAATCGTAATGATGGCAATTCCACTGGTTTCCAGTTTGGTTCAACTGGCTGAAAAAGCTGTAACCGGTGTGAAACAGGGGGCAGTCAAAAAGCAACTCGTAGTTGACGGGGTGAACACTTTGGCCTCGGGTATGGCGGCCATGAGTAACGGCGGCCAGAAAGATACCTGGACGGCTATAGGCCAAATTGCCCCGGTTCTCATCGATCCGCTCGTCGAGATAATGAACGCCGGAAGCCGTCTTATTTCCGGCCAGGATCTTTTTGAAGTCCCGAAAGTGGAAACAGCTACCTCGGGGCGCGGGGAAGCCTGACAGATGGATCAGCAGCCGCAAAAACTTCTTTATCTGGATCCGGCAAAGCCCCTTTGGTTGCCGGGTGGCTCTATCCGGGCGCTGCTCACAATCGGGACAATGAGTTTGATCGGTGTCGTGATGCTCTCGGGAAAGCCGGTCCCGGACTGGCTCGTTTTGTGGGGTGGACTGATCTTGAAAGATTATTTTGAGGCGCGGAAGGCATGAGTAAGAAAGAACGCATCCAGGTAATCGGCGTCGAGGCGCGTAAGAAACTATTTCGGCGCCTCCATGTCAAATACCAGGATAGCTTTTGCGCCCGGGCCGAACGTCTTTGCAGTCGGCACGGTTTCACGCGCGATGATCTTGCGGCCGCCTTCGGGGCTCACCCGGCAACGATCAATGCCTGGATGAGAAGATACCCGGCTTTTGCGGAAGCAGTGCAGAAGGGCAAGGATGTTTTTGATTGCGGAGTTGCAGTAGGGTCATTGCTTCGAAGAGTGACCGGATACAATCTCATCGAGGAAACCCGGGAGCTGCGGCCGACGGGTGAAATAGAATTTGACTTTCTAACAGGTGAAGAGAAACCCGTCATGGCGTTAGTGCCCGTCAAACAGGTCACAAAGCATCTTCCCCCGGATGTCGGCGCGATCAAGATGTGGCTGGTTAATAGGGCGCCGGATCGTTGGAAAGAAAAGTCCGCGGTAGAGATTGCGATTCATGAGGATCTTCTGAGAAAACTGGATCAGGATGGATGAAGAAGAGCTCCGAATACGCCGAAAGTTCCGCGATGATTTCGCCTATTACGCGCCGCGGTGCCTCAAGATTCGGGCAAAAAGTGGGGCGGTCATTCCTTTTCGGCTCAATAAAGCTCAAATCTATCTTCATCAGCGGGCAGAAGATCAGCTTAAACGAACGGGCAAAGTCCGGATCTACATCGTCAAGGGCAGGCAACAGGGGTGCTCAACTTATGTCGAGGGCCGGTTCTATTGGAAAGTATCTCATCGTTTCGGTGTGCAGGCTTTCATACTCACTCACCGCGATGATGCTACGCAAAATCTTTTCGATATTGCGAACCGGTATCACGAACATTGCCCCGCGGTTCTCCGGCCAAGGGCGGGAAAGTCTAACGAGAAAGAGCTGCAATTTGATCTACTGGATTCGGGCTATAAGGTGGGGACTGCGAAAGCCAAAGGCACAGGCAGATCCGCAACCATCCAGTTCTTTCACGGATCAGAGGTCGCCTTCTGGTCAAATCCCGACGATCACGTTTCAGGTATCTTACAAGCTATCCCCAACGCCCCTGGAACAGAAGTGTTTCTTGAGTCCACGGCCTGCGGAATGGGAAACTTCTTCCATAAGGGGTGGCAGAAAGCAGAGAGCAGAGTTTCAGAATTCGAAGCGGTTTTTATCCCCTGGTATTGGCAGGATGAGTACCGGCTGCCTGTGCCGGCGGACTTCGATTTGAGCCAAGAGGATATCGAGTACATGGAAGCTTACGGACTGGATAAAGAACAGATGGCTTGGAGAGCGAATAAGATTGTCGAGCTCGAAGATCCTATTTTGTTCAAGCAGGAATATCCGGCAACACCGGCCGAAGCATTCCAGGTAACAGGCATGGATTCATTCATCAAAGCCGGTCCGATCCTTCGGGCTCGGAAAACGATCGTTCCTCACCCGCAAGGGCCTACCCTTGTGGGAGTCGATCCGGCACGTTTCGGTGATGACACGACGGACATTATCTATCGGCGGGGGCGTGCAGCTTTTGATCTGGAGCGGCATTCGAAAAAAGACACGATGGAAGTCGCCGGCCGGTGTCGGGTACTTCTCGAAAAAACAGACCCGTACATCGATTGCATGTTCATCGATGTGGGTGGTCTGGGTGCTGGGATCTATGACAGGCTGAAGGAAATGGCTGATAAGCTCAATCCTGGATACGGGTTTTGCGATCCGCGGCCGGGGGTGGGCGCAAGAGTCCGGGCGGTTAATTATGGTGGATCTCCGGCGAATGCCGAGAAGTACAAGAACAAGCGCGCCGAAATTTGGGGCGATATGCGCGATTGGCTTGATGGGGATCTTCCGGTTCAGCTTCCGGATGATGACATCCTCCACGCCGATCTCATGGGGCCTCAGTACAAATACGATTCGGCAACGCGGCTTGTTTTGGAGTCCAAGGAAGACATGAAAAAGCGTGGGGTGCGGTCCCCGAATAGTGCTGATGCTCTCGCGCAAACATTCGCGGAACCGGTCAAGGTTCTGAGTGAACTTGAGAAAGCACAAATTCAGAGCAGGCAGAAGCAGGGATACGATCCACTTAAATGGCAGCCGGGGGGAGGGATTCGATGAGTAACAAAGTTCATAGATTGATTCCAAGGGACAGAGCGCCGGTAACGTTTGACCACTTGCCCGATCTTCGATGCCCGGAGTGTAGGGGCGAGCGTTTTGTCCGGGTACTCCGGTTCAAGGCGATATCTCACCTCATTTCACAAAGCGGAAAGACGGAGATTGCGGAAGGTGTGGGGCCTGTTCAGTGTATCGAGTGCGGTGCGATTAATGATGTCGAAAAGCTCATTCTCGTTTTTGCCTCAGAAGAGGAAGCAAAAGCATAATGGAACGCCCAACAGCCGAATTGGTACTGCTCACACGTGACAAGGCGCTGAAAGAGTTTGATCAGGAGTTTCAGCCGTTACTCGATAAGTATTTGGAAAAGAATGTATGGGCGGTTCTTAACCGTGAACTTACAAAGTTCTATGCGGATCTCGTAACTTTCGGAACAGCGGTACTCCCTAATGACCGTCGAGATGATGGGCAGAAGGATTCAAATGGATCAACAGGAACTCATAAAACAGCTTCTCAGTCGTAACGAGAAGCTAAAGCAAGACCGGACGATCTGGCTCGATCTCTGGGAACAGGCAATGGATTTTGTCTGCCCCCAGCACGGCACGCTCAAATCCGCGTTCAGTCAGCGTAAGGGCGAGAAACGCGGGGCCAAGGTCTACGATGGAACGCCGGAATGGGCGGCCGACATTGCCGTTTCCGGCCTGTATTCGGGTCTGACTCCCGACGGGTATAAGTGGTTCAAGTGGACCGTTCAGCCGATAAAGCTCAATCAGGTTCCCGAGGTGAAGCAATGGCTCGAAGAATGCGAAGATATCGCGTACTTGAGCCTGAACGATTCGAATTATGGCGATGCCACTTATACAGCATTTGAGCATCAAGTTAATTTCGGGACATCGGTTAAGTATGCCGAATACGATTCTTCAAAGGTCTTGAACTTCATCAATATCGCCTTGAATGAAGCGGTATTCGCGGAAAACAGGCTGGGCAATGTCGATACATTGTTTCGGGAATTTAAGTGGAGCGCTCGCAATGCAATCAGGGAATGGGGTCAAGATAAAGTACCGAACGTTATCAAGCAGGCAGTGGAATCCGGCAACCACGATCAAGAATTCGATTTCTTGCACGCGGTCTTCCCGCGGGAAGATTACGATCCGTACAAGGCAGATCGAAAGAATATGCCTTGGGCAAGCCTCTGGATCTCGCTCCAAACAGGGGAACAGAAGATCTTAGCCGAGGGTGGATACAGGACTTTCCCCTTTTCCGTTCCAAGAATGTATAAAATGCGCGGTGAGATTTACGGCCGGGGCCCGGCGATCAAAGCTTTGCAATCGATGGGTGTTTTGAACTCGATGGCGCTCACGAACCTGGTAGCCGGGCAAAGGATGGTCGAACCGCCGTTACAAGTGCCGGATGATCAGCCCAAGGCGATTGATCTATCACCGGGGGCAACGAATCACTACAGCTCTCAGCGCGGAGAGATAAAACCAATCATTACGGGGCTCAATGTGCCGTTCGGGATCGAGCTTCAGGACAGGCAGGAAAAAGCAGTTAGCAGATGGTTTCACACGGATGTTTTCCTGGCACTCACAATGGCCGACGCAAAGATGACGGCAACCGAAGTGCTGGAGCGCAAGCAAGAAAAGTTGCAGCTCATGGGGCCGACAATCGGCCGGCAGAAGCGGGAGCATCTGGACAGTGATCTCGATCGAGTGTTTGCGATCCTTCTCGATAACGGCTACTTCCCGCCCCCGCCCGATATCCTGATGCAGTACATGCAGGAGATGGGGACCGAGTACACAAGCCCGCTTTTCCTGGCTCAGAGGAAACGGGATGCTGATGCCGTGCTCGGGGTGTATCAGAAAGCTACGATGATCGCACAGGCAACACAACGGCTCGATGTACTGGATAACCTGGA